CTCCGTCGTGGTGACAAAGGAAAGTTTTTGGTGAAAGCCAGCCTACACTTCCCATCCTTCGTTTCTTGGTAATTATAATCCCAAAATTCAATCGCACATAAAACAAAAATCAAATGTACATAAAACCAAAATCAAATGTACATAAAACAGAGCCGTTAAACACCCAAATCAGCGCCTGCTAATCACTCGCTGAACAGTGTTAAATCACCAACAAAAAAGCCCTCAAAATCGAGGGCTTTTTGATTGATTGGTGGATGCTCATTAAGCAGGGAAAAGGCTCTGCGGTACCTCCATTGCATAAGGCAGTGAGGCGCTCGTCCAGCGGCAATTCACCATGATGAAGCGATCGCCTTCCAGGTTCTCGCCGTCGGTCATCACACGCGGGAAGAAGTCCACCATGATCGGCCTGAAGCTGTCAGGGATCGGTGTAGGCGTCGCATCAGGATCGCCTACAGTGCCATCCAGAGGCACATAGGCCTTGTTGTCGTGAAACACAAACCCAACACCATACTCCTTGCTTTTCAGGAGCTTGTTGTAGAAGGCTAGGTTAGCATCTGCCCCCTTATGACGGAAGGTCACATCGTAGGCAATATTGCTAAACTCAGTTTGAATCCTGCCGATCCCTGGGATCGTGTTTTCTGTCCCTTCAGGGAAAGAACCAGTCACGGGGTTGATCACAATGATATCCTTAGCAGTGATGCCAGCCGCCCAAGTGGCTGGATCTGAAGTAAGGTCTGTGATGTCAAAGCCCCGCTTAATCAAGAACGCGCCGATGATCCGGCTGTTCTCCTTGCTGCCATCATGCGGCACAAAGGCCCCAAAAGCAGCGGTGTCATCATAAGCTGTTAATGCCATGGCTGTAGTAGTTAAGTGGTTATCAAATGTACTAATTTTCGCTGACAGGAACGTCCTTCACGTACTTGGATAGCACCGTGAGCACTGGGTTACAGAACTTACCCGGAAACTCATTTAAGAGTACCTGGAACTTCTTAAAATCCTCCTCTTCCATGATGAGGACTTTCTTGGTCTTCACTGGCTCCGCCTTGGGAGCTGCTTTGCTGGTCTTTTTTTCTTGGTCTGACATAATTGTATTGATTAAATTAAACTATTGGATTCTTAAGATGATACTTCGCTCCGGCCCATTGGAGTACGTATGCTTCGGCTTCATCTACGGTCATGAGGCCAAGGGGATAATGGTAACCCTCGATTGTATTTGGGTTAAAGGTTACGTTAGCGGATCTAAAGCTAGCCCGTTTGTATTGCGATCCGTTTCCATTAAAGGAGCTAAAGGTGGGATTCGGATCGAACCAATCCTCATCGGATATCAGCCCTGAAAGCGGGCTTGGGTTGTTCCAGTCACGGTCAAAAAAGCAATATCTATGACCATAGTACTTGTTCCTCTGAGAATAAAACTGAGACTCAAATCCAATTTCTGGAATATTGGCAAACGCATACTGGGTGGCACTTGCAGTGAATACAGGCACATATCGGAATACGTTGTTGAGAAGGTGAATCTTTCCAAACCTTGCAAAAGGTTGGCGAATCATGTTGTTTTCCCATAGACAGTTTCGGAAAGTGATTCTTTCTTTTCCCCGATCTTCAATAGCCGTATCAGACCAAGAAACCAAAGATGTCTTTCGGTTACGTCTGATGTAGCAATTGCTTACGGTGATGTGGTCACAGGCGACACCAAAGTCAAGCGGACCGTCCTTTAGCTGCTCAGTTCCTGGAACTGTCGCCTCTGAATCAAATTCCATATGGTCGATCCAAATCCGCTCACACATAACAAAGCTAAGGCCATTGCCTCCATGTATGAGTCCAGCCTCCTCTCCACCCAATCCATCACCGCGTCTTTTAAAATTCCTCCAAATGATATTTCGCCAACCTCTAGGCCGAAATGAACCGCCCCTCAATTCCTGCCCCGCAGTACCAAAAATTGTCTTGTTCTCGGGCTTGTTGGTAAAGTTGTTTCCACCACCGAAGTCATAATTTTTTGGTTCACACAAAATATCCGGTCCAGTCCACCAAAGCTCAAGCGGCGTAGGTCTATTGATTGAAATTGTCTCCCAAAGTGCCTCCCAACCCTCTTTGCCGTTGACAAGACTGTTTTCATTGAAATACAGTCGATCTCCTCCTAACCCGCCTGTCACCAGTCCAGACGGGTGAAGGTCGGCCCAGCCGCCGGCATTTTCAATAATCGGTTCAGGTTCAGGCTCCGGATCAACTGGAGGTGTGGGTATTCCTTGTCCTAATCGGGCGAAAAATCTTTGCATCACATTATCCGTCTATCGTGTCAACAAGTGATTCCATTGTGGCATCCGGCAAAGCTCTATCAAATATTCTGAGATCATCATGGGCGACCAAACGAGAGCTGGCAGGGGCGGAAAATAGCCCCATCAAATTAATTGGCAGACCAGAACCAAGAATAGGAGGATTTGTCTGTGTAGTGGTTTGATTCAAAATCAGCGTACGAGGATAGCCTGCATTCACAGACTTAAGCCACATTTTGCAAACCCTAGTATTGGGCGCTGTCCATTTGTAGGTCACTCCAATGGTGTAGTAATGATTGCCTCGAAGGATATTACCACTAGTTGAATCTATTGAAATCAGTCCCACACCATCATATATTCTTAATCTTAACCTCCCCTCTGACGAAACGAGCCTCCTTGACAGTGCAAATCCTTGTGTCGATTCCGCATTTATGTTTCCACACACAGGTATGTCCGATGGGTCTGTACTATGGTCTTGAAAGCGAATCCGTGCGATTATTGTGATTTCTGTGGTTGCGTTCAGTATTCGGTTACCAAGGCTACTCACTAGAATTCTGATCCAGGCTCCATTGTTTACAACAAAGTCTGTCACTGTTCTCCGGATCGCGTAATTGCTTCCCCCAAGGCTATCGTACACCATTCCTAAGGTTGGATTGACAACCTCAGGGGTGAATACCGACCCCCCGTAGTAACATGTGTTTTGGACAGAATTGGCGTCGACTGTCTCGTTTTCATTAAATGTGCATAAAACCAAAGTGTCCAAATCTGGCTTTGCCAAATCCCGGTTTCCGTTCACCTTTGCCTTAATGTCTACGACTACCACATCGAAGTACCAATCACTACCGATCTTAATGTCCTCATGGTAGGTAGCCGTAATTATGTTGAGATTATCGACACCAGTCAGATATGCATCTCCCTGTATTATCAACCAAGCCGGCTTTGTACCCCAAGGCTCACCTCCAGCTACTGCCGAAAAGGTCGTGTAGTCTCCAATCACACCTGTCTTTGCATCAAGACGATAGAAAGTAATCCCGTCAACCGTATAGTACTGTCCAATTGTTTGCAATGACTGTCCTGCCACCATAGCTGTAGTGTCGGTATAGGCAGCCCTGAGTGATTTCGGGCCAAAGGGCACCAAGGAAGCTGGAACAACCTGTGCAGTGTGGTAGATGATCGCCTGACTTCCGATGAGCGCATTTTCTTTGGAAAAATTTAGTTCAAGCTCATAAATAGGCTTTGATACCTTTTTTGTAGTCGGGTGAAATTCGGTTGCGTGTATTGCCGAACCGATAAAGTTTACTTCAAATGTTGTCTTTCTATTGTAATCGGAGACATGCGTCGTCACGCCAACTGATGTGACGAATTGATTTTGATTAGCTACAGGCACCTCCGTCTGAATCTCCGTCACCACCTCACTCCTCATCATCAGCTTCTTGTCCGTTTCAGCCGTTCCCTCATATACAGGCTTGGAGACCAAGAAGGCATCTGTATTGACTCCGTCAATCGGCTCAAAGGCCACGACCTCCTGACCAAGGGATTCAAGCATCTTGACAGCGAGGCCTTTGGTACTGTTCATCTTGAATTGAAAAAATTCATTGTACACCAATTGCCAATCCTCGCCTGTGATCGAAAGCGTGTCCGGCTGCAAAAGCATGGAATATTCGGCATTTGATACTAAAAAGGATGTACCGTCGTCACTGATCAGTGTGTTGTTGCTCTGAATAAAAATCCCTGAATCCGAAATACCGAACAGCTTCTGAGCGACGTCATCTTGCCATAAAAACTCCTCAACCGAAAATTGCAACGCCGTATGCCCTCCAATGTCAAAACTATGCACACCAGCCAAAAACTGATAGAAGTCATTTTCGAATCCCATCTGGTATAGCGGCGTACCTGTCACAAAGGTGAAGTACTCGTCAAACTCCCCAGAGGAGTTTGCGGCCACATAATCCTTCACGGCCTTCCAGTCAGGAATCCATCGATCCAGAAGCGTACCGGCTGCGGAGTAGTCGTCATCATACACAAACCCGGTATCGAGAATCGAATCAGTCACAAGCATTACCCCGTTAGTCCGAAGTGTGAGCTGCTGTATTCCCGACGCGATGTTTTCCGCAAAAAAGGTTAGAATCGACCTTGTGACATCGGAGTCAAAATCAATATAGGCTCCATTGTAAGTGCCGATTCCACCATTGTTTCCATTGGTGTAAAGCGTCAATTCACCTTTTGTTGGTGTCGTCTTTCCGATAATGTAATGAGCATACTCAAAATTGTCGTAATACCCGCCAAGGTAAAACTGTACCTGCTCAGTAGGCCCAGCTCCAGAATGCGTATGAAACATCTCTGAGCCAAATAGCTCATTGTAGAATCCAGATCCGCCATCACCATCCCAGTAAAAGTTGCCGTCCGAATGGGTAGGTCCTTTTGGAGTGAAATAGATTGTCTGGCCATCCCCCAACTGTATCTCCCCATCATCATTCACACTCAAGCCGGTCCCTGCTAGCATATCTGCCAGGTACTCACGCAGCTGTACGGGCGTGAGCTTGTAGTCTTGGTTTTCCGTGAAGCCTCGGATAAGGAATAGGTCATTGTCACCGATCTCTCGGCTGAGGAATGACAATTCGGGCAGTGATCTATTAGCCATTGCTGTTGATTTTTAGAAGTCCTTCATTCACTTTGAGGAAGCTGTCGGAGTCGTTCAGCCCTCCATACTTCACGCGCTGGGTGTAGGCTGTCTCTTCTACACGCAGGCTCATATTTGCCAGGGGATTGGGTAGGTAGTACTCTGTCTCCCACTCTTCCTCTGTCTGCACCTGGATGCCATTGATCCTTACGGAGGCATGCGCCATCGCCACGGCCAACTGTGTCACCAGGTACGGCGGAAGTCCAAAGCACTGCCAAGTATAGCTCTTGGTCAGGTACTCGTCCACCTTCACGAGCTTGGCATCTGTCTGCCGGTTAACGGTCTTTTCACCCCCGTTAAACACCTGGTACATCCTCGATTTGATCCATCGCTTGTGGGTGAGCTCATTGCCGTAGTAGGCCCCGAAGTTGTCGGTATCGTGGGTGTACCTGATCTCTAGGAAGTCGCTCATATCATCCTGCACGACTACCGGCTCACTCGTGGCTGTCAGTGGATCTGTGGCTCCTGCCTCGATCTGTAGGTAGTACCTTCCTGCTGTCGCAAAGGGAACCAAGGCTTCATACACATCATAAGGCAGTGCATTGTACTTGCCCTCGATCTCTATCGGGATCGGGTTGGCAAGGGTCACAGGGCTATTGATCACAAGCACGCGGTAGCCTGTCGCTGATCCTTTGCCCTCCTGCACGGCTGTGATGGCATATTGCCCGGTCAGTACGCCACTATTGATATTGACCAGGTTGCCGACCTCTGCAAACTCCGGGAAGGGATACGCAGGGAAATACACCTGCACACCCAGCACATCGGGATGCTTGCTCGCCACGGCAGGCAGATTAAGCAATAGGTTAATATTCTGCTGCACCTTGGTAGTTGGCACCTCTGCCACCTCTGCACCTGTAGCAGCATTGTACACCTTGACCACATTGTCTTCCTCGTCTCCCGTACTGCCAAACTGCACCGTCAGCGTCTCCAGTCTCTTCACCGTCTGATGAAATGTCGGTGGCAGCACGCCCGCCGGGGATTGCTGCGCAAAGAGGGTATTTTGGTCTGTCTTGTAAGTAACCACTTCATCCTTGACAAAGTGGATGCTGCTCGCGGTCGGCAGGTGTAGGATCGGATCGACCTCTAGGTCTGGCAGCTCTGGCAGGCTGGGTACAGTGGTACACTCCGCGGCTTGGATATCGATCACCTCTCCGGTACTGTTAACCCGCACGGCATCGAGCCCGACACGGAACCAGCCCGCATTGGAGTAGTCCAGGTCATTGCCTCCCGCGATCGTGAGCTGCGTACCCACTTGGAGTGATCCTGTCCAGAATATCTCCACGCCAAAGGTGAAGCTGCACACCTCAGCAGCAGTATCTCCCATCCATTCCAAGGCTTCCTTGAAGAATGCCAGGGCACTGTTTTGCACCAATACCACGCAGCTGGAGGCGTTGGTCTGTACGATCACCTGCCCATAGGGGAAAGCTGCCGTCTTCACCACTTGGTACTTGTCTGGACCAAAGCACTGATCATACATCACCTCTCCGACGATGTACTCAAAAGCCTCCGGTGGCCATGCAATCGGGTCAAAGGCTGCCACCCAGTTTGCATTCACTGTCTTGGTCGTCGTGTCAAAATTGATCGCCCACACCTCCGAGCCACTGAAGAGGTTGAAAACAAACGCATAGTCAAGAAAGACGTTAGCCATTGTAGTTAGCGCGGATTAGGGTGAATGATGCTTCATTGTTTTCTTTCCTGGTACGCTCCAGGAGATACCCATAGAGGGTATTGTCCTCGTCCTGTACTTGGATGATATCATACTTGCGCGCCAGCAGCTGCCTATCCTGGGCAGCTGTCAGCTTGCAGTCAAACTCATATATCTCCGGTAGCCACTTGGGCCGCAGCAGTGCCGTGTCGGCTAGGCTCTCGCCCTCGATCGCTGGGATCATCTCGCCGCTCTTCTGTGTCCTAAGTACCGAGGAAGATTCGGCAGATGCCCAGCGCAGCAGCCCTGCATTGCGGTAGAAGCAGGGTGAAATATGCGAGCTCCACCGCTGGATCACCCGCGCAGGGTGAATGTCAAGGTTGTACATGGTGGCCACGTTGGCGATGCCTGAAGCTTCCGTGAAAGCCTCATTCCTGGCAGTTTCAAAACCCAATCCCTGCCGACGCATGTTCAGCAGGAAAAGGGTCTGATCGGCTGTGGTTTTCTTATTCGGTTGGTTCCACTCCCGCGCTTTCTCCTCTATGAGGTAGGGAGATCCAGCGATCTTGGAGCGAATGTCCAGTGTCTTATTGACAAATCGCCCTGGGACGATATAGGTCACTTCGGTATTGGGATCTTCCTGCGCTCCGGGTAGGTTGGATTCGTACTTATCGAATCCTACCTTCACCTCACTGTAGATCAGCTCTTGGGCTACACGCTTCCGCAGGTTGCTCACGCCAGTGATCTGCCAGCCGACACGGCCACTGAAAAAGTAATCAAATCCCTCGATCACTACCTGTGTCCTGCCGTAGCCGTCCTCGATGATATCCATACCCAAGTGGTAAAGGTTGCGCATCGATTCATATAGCTCCGCAAAGGACACATTCAGCGCCACATTGCGACCGGCTAGGCCTGCACCTGTGGTGACGAAGTTGAGCGCAGCGGGACCATCCGCAGCATAACCCAAGTCAGTTCGCCCGAGGGCCATGCTTACCAAGTCTGTGCGCTCATTGGTCACGAGCTTGATGGTCTGGTTCATGGCCTCATAGGCCATCAAGCCAAACGGCGGAAATGTGCTGAAGCTCGTCGCTGCCCGCACGTTGTACTTATCAGTCACGCCCGCAGGCCTTCCGCTCACAAATGGTAGCGTGGCTGTCACATTGGCAGTCACATCAGCATAGAAGTAGAGCTTGTCTCCCTTCTGGAGCGTCACCTGATCCACACAGGTCACGCGCTGGTAGAAGGCTGTATAGGTCTTGCTTACGGTGACTGGCGTATCATCATTCTTGCGGTACTTCCAGACAAGGTTGTCAGATCCAACCCCGATGATAAAGTCCACGTCAAACGTGTAAGTCCCCGCTTCCTCACAGTTGAGGATTGGAAACACTTCAGAGCTGCCGATGGTTGCCCGCTCCTTGACGAAGCCGGGCAACTCATCCGCTGTAATGGTACCTGGGCCGAGCTGTAATTTCTGCCCATTGGTCAGCCCATAAGTATTGGCGCTGCCGTCCCAGGTGCTCTCCATGCGTCTATCGATGGTCATCGGCCTGCGTGTCACGTTCACCAGTGGCACGTCAAAGACGAAAAACCCATCCAAACTGAATCCTGTCTCCAGGTTCACTTTATTGTCTCCTTTGTCCTTCAGTAGGCTAGCCACGCCGCTGGGTGTAGCCAGTACCGATATCGACACGCGGTCCATGTCCACCGACTTCATCATCAGCTCGCCGCTGAAGTAGGGATCATACCGCCGCAGCTCTGTATTGAACTCAAACACGTCGATGAATACCTGTGCATTGTAGCCGCGCTGGTTGAAGCAGTCCTTCACATAGGCATAGCCATCCTTGATGAAGACGATCGGCCCGGTAATCTCTCGGCTGATGCCGTAGTAGTCCATGTCCCGCACAAGCTTGGTCTCACGGGAGCGCCAATTCTCCGGCTCATTCTCCAGCTCTACCGTGCCCCGCACGTCCGACCGCAATATGAATCGCCAAGGCTTAGCCATAGAGGAAGTCGTTCATCTGCTTGATCACACGCCCGCGCCGCTTCGCCCTGACGGTCAGTCCCGCCTGGTCGATTTGGATCACGGTTTCCTTTTGATTCTTCAGGGCATTGCCCAGTCCTTGGACAATTCCGTCAACGATATAGCGTTCATTCACGGCCTTGGTGCTCGTCTGGAGGATATCTCCCCGCAGCTTCATCGGCACCTTATCCATCATGATACCCATGAGCTTCTCATAGGTCATATTCTTGTCTTCAATGATCGGCTTGAGGATATCGCCAAATTTGCGGGTACCACTCGCGTGCACCACAGACTCACCTTTACTGAGCCTTGCATGGATGCTGTCGCTCGTCTCCGTGCCGGGTCCTTCCAGTTGGAATACACCGTCCTTGAAGGCTGGAATCGGTGCCGCCGCAGCCGCAGCCACATTGAGTGCACCAATGACCTTGATTCCTGCCGCTATAAATGCTCCTTTTACCGGACCAAAGCCAAGTGGTGGTGGTGCCAAGGCGGCAGCGGATGCCTGAAGGGTGCTCTGGGTGATACTGAATATCGCCAAGGCACGCTGCAAGATGGCTTCCCTTACCTGTCGGGCGCGCTCTTGCTGCCGCAGCTGCTCACGCCTCACTGCAAACTCTTCCTCGATCAATAGCCGCTGATCCTTATCTTCACCTGCCAGTGCGAGCTTGGATTCTTTCTCCATCTCCAGCCGCTCCGTCTCGCGCTGCGTGTGCTGCGCTCCCCAGGCTTCTAGGTTCATGTAGAGGTCAGAAACAGACCAAGCCACCTCTGTGGCAAATCCAGACCAAAACTCCTTGGCCTTGGCGGTAACTTCCTTATTCTGTTCAATCCAATCAGAAGCCTGTTTGATCGATGTGTCAAACTGTGCCTTCATCTTGGCGTTCATACTCTTCAGCGTCTGGTCAATGCTGTCGTCGATGCCTTCGAAGGGATTCATCCTATCCAAGCTCAGATCCCCTGCCAGCATATTGATCATGGCCAGCTCTTGCTTCAGCTTCTCTATCCTAGCATCGATGCGGGAGATCTCGCCCACGCTGTCCACCTGCTTGCGCTCCTTGGTCAGCTCGCTGATTTCCATCTCCAGCTTCTTGATGATCCCGAGTGGACCGATGCGCTTGGCTTCCTCTGCTGCACGCTTGGCTTCAGCTTCCGCCAGCTCTATCTTTTGCTTCCTGATCCTTCCTTCTTCTTCGAATACCCTGCGGCCTTCATCTGCCATATTCTGGTAGGCTTCAGCTTGGACCTGCGCGGCCTTGGCCTGCACTTCCAGCATGGCCCCGTAGTTGGGATCTGCCATGGCTGCAATCATACGGAGAAATGCCACAATGCCACTATCGTCTTTAGTAGCATTGTTGATCGCATCTATACGGGTACTGAGTGAGCCTAAGGCATTGTTTGCGAAGTCGAGCACACCAGCGATCAAGCCACTCGACCCATCACCGATCACCTTCATCAGGTTGGTCATGTTGTCGCTGAGGTTGCTCATCTTGCCGGCTACAGTGTCGGAGATGGCGGCCATCGATCCAGATACGCCTTCCATATCGCCCAACGACATGATATATCCACGTATCGCGGCTTCAGAGTTTTGCACTTCTTGGGTCACACCCTTGAAGGTAAACTTCACCTTGTCTCCCTCGACACGGGACTTGATACCGAATTCCTTCAAGCGCTCAAACTCACCCGTCTGCGCATCCAGCATGGCTTCTACCAGTTGGTCGAAGTCCTTCCCAGTAGAGCTGGCGAGATCTCCGAGCTTGGTAAGCTCTGCCTTGGTAGGCTTGAAGCCCTGATTGACGAGCTTCACATAGGCAGCCGTCAACTTGTCGACTTGGAATGGTGTCTTGGCTGCAAAGTCCTGAAGCATCCGCATCGATACCTGCGCCGCTGACTTGCTGCCCAGGCTATTGGTAAGGACAGCTTCCATCTTCTGAAACTCACCCGTCACGCGGATCACTTCGCCTGCAAACTTCATCAGGAACTGGACGGAAAAAGCTCCGAGCATAGCCATGCCTGCGCGTCCAGCAGCTTTTTCGAGGCCTTTCATAGAGAACTCGATCTCCTGTGCCGCCTTCTTGCTCTTCTTGCCACCATCTTCGATGGCTTTATTCATTTCCGTAATCTCCTTTTCGGTATAGCCGGCACGCCTGGCGATCTCATTCAACTGCGACTTGATCGCTTCGAAGGAGCCTGAGTTCAGGTCGGCATTGATAGGTATATTAACGGACATTGGCTTTTCGGTTTAGCTTGACCACTGCCCGGAGCCAGTGGTAAAATTCTTCGACTGTCTTACTCTTTACTCTTTCGGGATCGTTGGCGGTGCCGCGGCAGTAGAACTGCACCGTCTCCTCCAGCTCCCGTATTACTTTTTGTTGCTCATTTCGGTAAGTATCCGCCCGTAGTGGCTTCCTTTCACCTGACTGTCCTTCAAATAGTTCTCGATTTCCTCTAATGACTGCCCGCCAGAGCTGTTCAAGCTCTTGAGCAGGCTTGCCAAAAAAAAAGTCTGATTCGGGATAGACTTGAAGTATTCGACCTTCTTCTTGTTGACATCATAGTCGAAGGTCGTCAGATCCTCGTCCTCCCTGAAGTACATCAGCGCAGCGATCCAGTAGTAGGTCTCCACTGGGCTGATCGTCTCCATGGTATCCCTAAGCATGAATAGCGCACCGTGGAAGCGGCCCGATTCGGACTTGTTAAACGCGTCCTCCATGACCGTTAAGTACCTGTTCAGCAGCTCTGCATCGACATTCATCTGGAGACGCTTCACTAGGTGCAAATAATGCACAAACCGCGCCTCGGGCATATCTGCCGCGCTGACAAACTTGTAAAAACCCGGAATGCCTGGAAGCGGCTGCACCAGGCGTTTGTTGACCTTGTCTACTGTCATCGGGACATAGGCCATCGGCGTGAGCCATTCGATCAGTCGGGCTATCAGCTTCTTCAGCATTACTCGCTCAGGTTGATGTTTTGGATGATCTCTACGATCAGATCGATCGCTGTCTGGTTGAGGTAGCCAGCACCATGTAGCACAAAGCTCAAGATGATCAAGCCTGCGCTGATCTGGCCTACCAGAACTGTCTTGGAGTACTTTCCTACGCCGCCACCGTCCACAGGACTGGCAGCATGGTCCATCATGCCACCTACGATCGGCAGCTCACGCACGGCTCCCTTGAGGATGCCGGTGGTGATCCTGCCTACAAGGCTGTCTTTGAATTTCTTTTTCATCAGTATGGATATTAATGGTATCATTTCATTTCATAAGATTGACCCTCGTCAGCCAGCCGCGCAGGAATACTTCCTGTGTCCGGTCCTGCTGTGTGAGGTTCAGGTAGTGTGTGCCTTGCTGGATATTGAGCAGGTCAAACAGATCGCTGGCATCGGTACCGTTCAGCGCATTGACGCGCTCGATCGTCTGCCTTCCAACGATCCCATCGACTGCGATATCAGGCCAAGAGCGTTGGTCCCTGTTCAGTGCATTTAATCCAGTCTGTAGCCATCTGCCAGCCACACGCACACCGACATTTACAGCAGTGTCAAATAGCTCATTGGCAATCGACTGGTGCCGCACCTGGTCGAGCCGAAGCACGTCCCAGAAGTGTACTTTGTAGAAGTCCCTCACCATCCGTGAGAGTACGGGATCACGCTCCGCGATCCCTGGGAATCCAGCCTCACGCTTCAGTGCATCGACTGCCTTCCAACCGTGCCAGCTTGGCCACATGCGCCGGGCTATGCCCTTGAAGGTCTCGCCCCCGCGGTCTGCGGCATTGTCTCCTGTGGCTCCGTGCCATCCACCCTCTATCTGTCGGGTGATATCGTATGCCAAGTCAAACCGCGCGCTCATAGCTCCTCGTCAAAATATTGATCCTTTCCGGCATCTTGTTTCTTCTTCGTACTTCGTACATCGTACTTCGTACTTTGTTCGACTCTATTCCAATACTCATCCCACTGCCTCACGGCTCTTTCCCGCTTGGCATCCCTGCGCTTCAGCTCCTTGGTGATGTAGTAGCCGATGATCGCCCCAAGTGCGGCTATCAGGCAGGAAGAAAACAGTCTAATCATTTCATTGAAGATGATATTGCTGGCGGCATAGGCAGTGATCCAGGCACCTGTCGAGGCAAGGGTTACGCTCAGTCTCTCGGAGATGTCGGTATGTAGCATAGGTTTCAAGGAGGTTGGAAGGTGGTGGAAGGGGTTATAAAAAAGGCGCGCCACTCGGCAGCGCCTTTTTGGTCAAATCAACAAACTATGGAAAGGAAATCAAATGGATTAAGATCCTGCTGCTTGGACGATAGCTACCACACCGGCAGCCCTTCTGATCCTACCGCCTGCTCTCATGAGCGCGGAGAGGATATCGCCGTAGTACTCGGCCACGCCGTCGTTTTGGAAGGTCCTTACTTGGCCAAGAGCCTTCACGACTGCATTCTTGTGGTAGCAGAGCACACCAGCGTTGTGTGTAGCTGCACCGGCAGTGCCTGGATCGACTACCACTGGAGTGGCGGCATTGGTGAAGGTCAAGACAGTAGGACGCTCGATGATGTCAAATCCGTAGAGTCTCATCACGACACCTTCCTTCAGGTTGGCTTCGCCACCGTTGGCACCGTCTCTTTTCTTGAGATCATCATCATCCAAAAGCTGAGCCATCATGTCGGAATCGACAATCGCATAGCGTTCAGTCTTAGGGATCTTGTTTTTGTTCATCAAGGTCTGTGCAGCTTTCAAGTCCTCTTTGATGAACTTCAGTCTGTTTCCAGTAGCAGAAGGCAAGTGAGCGGCTACGTTGCCACCAGTGGTCCTTAGGATAGAACCAGTCACTGTACCTGATCCGTCAGTCTTGGAGAACCAGTCTCTCAGCATCCAGTCACCGATCAATTCGAACATCGCTCCCGCGTGGTCATTGATGGCTTCGGTTCTCTTGTCAAATGAAAGCTCGTACAAGTCGGCATCTTCCAGTCTCTCGGGATTGGTAGTGTAGACATCGATCGCAAAGGTGATATCTGTCTCGGACCTTCTGACAATGGTGGCTGGTAGGGAAGATCTGTTCTTCTCCACACCAGGAGCGGCAGCCGCTACGGGGATGTGGACGACCTTACCGGCATACACATAGCTGTCGGCATCGTAGGCGTAGTTAAGGAATGGGTTTGCCTTGTAGAGGTTCTCTACAAGCTCGCGATCCCATACTTCCTTCTGGACAGCCATAAACAAGGCTCCTTTTACTTCACGTGGAAGCACAAGGCCCAATGCAAAGATAGTTCCTGCCACGGCGTAGGCATTCAAGCCGACCGCAGCCTGTGCGGTGAAGCCAAGCGCAAAGGCCATCACCAGGTTAAAGAGCAAGGCTCTCAGGTTGATTGATTTCATGATTGGTAGTGGTTAATAGTTGGTTTCGTTGATTACAATTCGCCTTTGTACTCAGTGCCGTAGAAGTCCTTGAACTTCGTCTTGAACAGCTCCGGGTCTTCTTTCTTCAGCTTGGCAGCCAGTCCCTTCTGCTCCAGTTCCCTGAAGTTCAGCGTGGCATATTCGCCAGCATCAGCGGACTTCTTATTCAGCTCCTCAGTCACGGAAGTGAATCCCTTCTTGGCATCGAGGATCTTCTTCACAGCGTCATAGTTGGTCTTGGCCAGCTCGACAAAGGAATCCTTCTCCTCTGCGGTGATCTTTTTGGCGGCGATAGCGCCGTCCACAAGTGCCGTGGCTTTGTCATTGACAGCAGCCAACTTGATCTCATTGACCTCTTTGGTCAATCGCTCGATCTCTTGGTCCTTGGCAGTGACAGCGGCAGCAAGGTTGACGGCTTCGTTGGCTTTGTTGACCAGTCCGGTCAAGGCCTCGGCTATCTGCTCCTCAGTGGCATCAGCAGCCAAAGACACGATCTGTTGACCCTTGAGGGCCAGTTGAATCAGTTTCATCTTTGGTTTTGGTTTTGGTGGAAATAGTAATTCGGGATTGAAGGTGGTTTCGTTTCCGGTCAGGGTGACATAGCCGGTGGTATCCTTGCGGTGCAGTCTGATCGCTACAGCTTCCTCATCTGCGGGGATATCGACCACGGATACTTCATCGAGTATCCATTCTGTGACAGTAGGGAACTTCTGCCCTGGCAGCATCAGTGCGGGGTTCTCAGAAGTGCCGACTACTTCCGCACCGATGGAGACGGCATTGAGCATGCCTTTTTCCCACTTCTTTTCGATCGCTACCGCAAAGTCGTCATCTTCATCAAAAAGTAAGTCACCCACGATTTCCTCATTCTGTAGCCTGATATCTTCTATCTTGCCGATGGGTAAAAGCTTGGGGTTCTCATAATCAGGCCTCCTGTGAGCGTAAAGTAGTACAGGGTTTTTCTTGTACTTCTCCAGGTCGCCGCCGCTGGTCAGCATACGGAATCCGTACCGGTTGACTTTGTTGGACGAGATGACGACAGGGTGCTTCTTCATTCTTGTGTCTTTTGTCTTGTGTCTTGCTTCTTGGCTCTTGCTTCTGACACCTAGTAGCGAGAGACGGAATCGAACCGCCGCGTCCGAGGTTATGAGTCTCGGTGGGAACCCTGTCCTTCTCGCGATATGTCCCCAAAAGTGAGGCATCCTTTCAGATTCTGCAACACGCTAATTTTCAGTTCCTAAATCTGCTATCCGATTGATTTAGTGATTTTCAGTTATGGTTTTTCTCCCTTTGCACACCCCCCCCTTTTCGCCCACTTTTGAGGAAAAAAACGATCATGGGCAACGACATACCCTTGAAAAAACGGAAGATCCTCGCTGAGTCCTACTTCATGTCGGGCTACTCGCAGAAGGAGATTGCCTCCATGCTGGAGACTCCCGAGAACACGATCTCCCGCTGGGTCAACGACAACGACTGGAAGCGCATCCGCGACATGAAGTCTATCACCCGCGACAAGCTCGTCTCCAACCTCCTGTCTCAGATATCCGAAATCGAGCAAAACGCCAAGACGGAAAAGCGCTCCCTCAACTCGAAGGAGGCGGACAGCATCCACAAGCTGGCCGGCACCATCGAGAAGCTCGACAAGAAGATCAACCTCGCTGTGGTCATCCAAGTGCTCAAGGACTTTAATGAGCACCTGCTGCGCCATGACTTCGAGCTTGCCAAGCAGCTACTTCCCCATCAGAATACCTTCATCCGCAACTACGGCGAAGCATGAACCAACGCATCCTTACCACCCAAGAGAAGCGATCGCTTCAGGACTGGCAGGAGCACTGCCAGCGCGTACTCGCCGCCACCAAAATCACCGCAGGTGAATCGGAGGCCGACCGCGATGCACGCAAGAAGAAAGCCGTCAAGGACTATAGATTTTTCGTGAACTACTACTTTCCGCACTATGCCAAGTGCGAGTGTGCCCCCTTCCACATCGATCTGGCCAACAAGGTCCGCAAGCATACCAACCTCAGGGCGCAGGCCCGATGGTTTCGCGGTGCGGCCAAGTCCGTCCATACGGATATCATGCTGCCCATGTGGCTGAAGGTGCAGGAAAGAAAGCTTCAGTACCGCACGATGGTACTCGTGGGAGCAAACAACGACGCTGCGGACAACCTGCTCGGAGACCTTCAGGCAGAGTTGCAATTCAACCAACGCTACATCGAGGACTGGGGAGAGCAGTACCAGCTGGGCACTTGGCAGGAGGGTAACTTTACCACCCGCGACGGCTGCGCACACTTTGCCCTGGGTATCGGACAGAAGCCCCGCGGTCTCCGAAAGGGTGCCTTTCGTCCTGATCTGATCGTGATCGATGACGTGGACGATGATGAGATGGTGCAGAATGAGCCCCGTGTCGAGAAGCTTGTCAACTGGATACTGCGCTCCCTGGTGCCGACCATGGACAAAGGCCAAGGCCGCGTCCTTCAGGCCAACAACCTCATCCACGAGAAGTCAGTGACCGCCAAGCTGGCGGAGAAGTGGGCCGAATCCGAAAAGAAGATCAAGGCCCTGCAAAAGACAATGGGACGAAAGCTCGGCGGCGAAGCGGAGATTGAGTACTATGTGTCTGACATACCCATCCGTGACGCTGCCGGCAATCCCACTTGGCCTGCCAAGTACTCCAAGGACGATATCCTTCAGATCGAGATTGACGCGGGATACGCGGCCTTTGAGTCGGAGTATATGAACAATCCCATCACAGAGGGAAAATGGTTCCTCCCGGAGTGGTGGCGCTGGGACAAACTGCCGCCTGTATCCAGCATGAAAAACCTCATCGCCTACCTCGACGGCGGATTCAAAAACACCGGCACCAGCGACAGCAAGGCCCTCGTCCTCGTCGGGCTACAAAATGGCAATTACTACGTGTACAAGGTCTTTTGCGGAGCCGCGTCACGTATGGAGATGGTGGACTGGCATTATGATCTCTACGCTTGGCTTCAGCGGCACAATGCCAAGGCGCAGTGGTACATGGAAGAAGTGTTTCTGCTGGACCTGCTCTATGAAGACTTTGCAGCTGCTGCCAAGACCAAAGGATTCCCTATTCCACTGTCAGGAGATACCAGGAAAAAGCCCGACAAGGATCTGCGGATCAAGGCCCTTCAGGGAATCTTCCAGCGTGGCAATGTCCTCTTCAACAAAGCAGAGGAAACCAATCCACACTTCCGTAATTTCATCACTGCCTTTGAGGCATTTGACCCGCCCAAGAAGACCAAGAAGGACGGGCCGGATGCCTTTGAAGGCGCGGTACATCTCCTCAATGAGATGGCAGCACTGGCCCAGCCTGCAATCATTGGCCGACGCTTCGACATCGAGCGCACCGCCTCCTGGAATCTCTAGTCTCACATCTCACATCTCACGTCTATGTACCTCATTCCCGAAGACTACACCCCTTACATCCGCACCGCCATCAAGGAAGATATTCTCTTGGGCAACACCGCGCTCATGGCGCAGGTAGAGCTGGCAGCCGTAGCGGAGATGAACTCCTACCTGTCCGGTCGCTACGACACGGAGAAGGTTTTCCCGCCGATCCTTCCTTGGAACAATGCCTTCGCGTGGGAAGCGGACGACTTGGTCTATGATGCCGGAGCCATCTACAAGGCGCTCGCCAGCAATACCGACACCCGCCCATCGACCAACGTGTCACAGCCTACGCCCGTCTGGGCCAAGGAAGATCCTCGCAATCCGATTATCGTCCTGCGGGCTGTCTACATCGCACTCTACCACGCCCACAAGAGCCTGCCCAGCTCACAGATCCCGCAGCTGCGGATCGATGACTATGACCTTTCGATTAAATGGCTGGAGAAGGTAGCAGAGGGCACACTCAATCCCATGCTACCCGAGGCAGTCAGGCCCGATACGGGCGTAGCAAGTTGGGGAAGCGAGACACGGAGACAGACGAGATACTAGCAGCCCGTTTAACACCTGTTTAACACCCCTACAAGCTGCGCAAGCAAAAAAACGAACCACCAACCCCAATTCATCTTAGAATGGAAAAATACGGCTTCAAAATCAAAGACCCCGGAGTCTACGAGATCAAGGTCATCGACCAGAAGATCACGACCGCCCAGGTCAACCGTGGACCTGCGGACATGGCCAAGTACAGGCGCGCCCAGCTGGCTGCGGAGTCCCGATCCAATCCCAACCGCTCGGCCTACTATGAGCTGATCGAAAACTGCATCACTGACGGTATCCTGGATGCGCTCCTTGATAAGCGTTTCCGCGCGGTCACGATATCCCCGCCATCGCTGGAAGGCACAGAGGACGAGAAGCTCATCCAGCTATTCAAGGCTCCATGGATGACAGACCTGCTGCGCTTCATGATGGAGTCGAAGTTTTGGGGCAATAGCCTGGTCGAACTCGAATACAACGAGAAGGCCATCAAAGATCCCGAGCTGGAGCAGCTCTTTACGGTGCGGCTGGTGCCTCGGAGAAACGTCCACCCTGAGATGGGTATGATCTCCTACATTGCCGACCAGCCCTACAGCAAGGGAATCCCCTACCGGGAAGATCCTTTCAAAAACTACCTGCTGGAGTTTGGTAAGCCGCGGGACTTGGGCAAGTTCATCAATATCCTGCCCTATGTACTTTTCAAGCGTAACAACTGGTCGGACTTCGCCCAGTACAATGAACTCTTTGGCATGCCGATGCGGGTGTATGAATATGACCCCAACAACCTCGACACGCGCAAGCAGCTGGAAGAGCAGGCGCAGAAGTCAGGCGCGGCACCCTATGTGATCCTCCCACGCGGCACCACCGTGCAGCACATCAGCACCAGCACGAGCGCAGGATCTGGTGGCTTCGGGGAGTTCAACAGCATCATGAACCAAGAGATGACCATCGCCATCCTCGGGCAGACACTCACCACCGGAGCGGATGGAAAGGGCAGCTACGCCCTCGGAGACATCCATAAGGACGTAGAGGAAGCGATCAACCTGGAGGATAAAGTCTGGATCGAGTACCAGATGAACTGGGTCGTGAAGCCGATGCTGATCAAGACCTTTGGGCTCAATCAGCTGCGCGGCCTGACGTGGAAGTTTGACGACACCATCAAGCTCACGCCAAAAGAGAAGACAGAAATATTCACCTCCCTGATCAATGCCGGCGTACCGATCAACAGGGAGTACATGTACGAGGAATTAAACATGCCAGCACCTACAGCTGAGGATGAGGAGTTTTTCAAAAAACCCGCTCCTGTAATGGCTGCACCTGGTGCCGATCCTGAGGAGGCAGAGGACGAAAAAAAGCCAATAGCCCTGGCGCTCGCTGAGTACGGAGGGTATGACCATCTTCCTGATGCCAGGAAAATGATCGAACTCACCAAGCAAGACGATGCCAGGGCGGAAGTGCTGCGGATAGCTAGGGCAATCCACGATGGCAGCATGAGCCGTGACGAGATCCCGCAGCTGCTCGTGGATCTCGTCTATGCTGAGCTGGCCAAAGCCATCGAGATCGGCGCCGGCAAGCTGGAGAAAGCACCGGATGAAGGACTGATCCGCGCACTGAAGGACAACGCTTATAAGTTCAGCACTGCCAAGGAGTTTTCCATGATCCAAGACCTTTTTGGGGCCTTGGTTGGGGAGGATGGCGAGATCAAGACTTTCCAGGCCTTCCGTGATGAAGTGCTGGGGATCTATGAGGACTACAATGTCCGCTGGCTGGAAGCGGAGTACAATACCGCTATCGGTAACGCACAGATGGCGGGCAAGTGGCAGGAGTTTGAGGCCAACAAAGAAGCACTGCCGCTGCTGCGCTACCGTACCGTGCTCGATGACCGCACGCGGCATCGGAAGTACAACGGCATCACCTTGCCGGTAGATCACCCGGCATGGGACTGGATGACTCCGCTTTTGGAGTACAACTGCCGATGCACACTCCAGCAGACACGCCGCGGCACGATCACACCCGACGCGGATATTCCAGGGCGTGAGGGAATCAGCCAAGCCTTCCAGTTCAACCCTGGCAAGAAGAAGATGGTATTTTCCGAGTCCCATCCATACTTCCAGCGCACCCCCGCCGCCCTGATCATCGACCGCACCGCTCCTTAATCTCCTGTCTCACATCTCCTGTCTCACATCTCACATCTCACCTCTCATGTCTCAAGTCATTCCCCATATCGACCCTACTCCCAAGCCAGTCGAAACCTATCAGCTGACACCAGATCGGCAGCTGGAGCTGGCTGAGGAGATGAAGCAGTTTTCCAACACCCCGCCAGTGGTGGTGGGTAATCGGGAAGTATTGACCTACTATCCCGTGCCAGGGCCGCAAGGCGAACCCGGAACACCGGGAGCAACGGGACCAACTGGCCCTCCGGGACCGCAAGGCGAACCCGGAACACCAGGGGCAACGGGACCAACTGGCCCTCCGGGACCGCAAGGCGAACCCGGCACACCGGGAGCAACGGGACCAACTGGCCCTCCGGGACCGCAAGGCGAACCCGGCACACCGGGAGCGACGGGACCAACTGGACCTCCCGGACCACAAGGTGAACCAGGTACACCAGGAGCGACGGGACCAACTGGACCTCCCGGACCACAAGGTGAACCAGGTACACCAGGAGCGACGGGACCAACTGGCCCTCCGGGACCGCAAGGCGAACCCGGAACACCAGGAGCGACGGGACCAACTGGCCCTCCGGGACCTGAAGGCCCCGCTTGGGAGCCAACACGATTCCGAACGGTGATCGCTGAATCAGATTTTTTGAACAACGCCACACCCTTTGGAAACGGTCTCGGCGGCACGACGATATCGGGCGGAGCGATTGCCGCAATAGCTGGTGAACCGAACCACCCCGGAGTGGTGGCTTTGCGCGACGGTACGACGGCGGGCGGCGGATACAGGATCATGACCGAGGCCAACTCGCTGCGGCTTGCTGGTGGTGAACGCACGATATGCTGCTTTCGAAGACCCTCGGCACGGACGACGATCCAGTTCAGGATTGGTTACTTTGACTCGACTTCAGCAACCGACCCAGTTGACGGTGTCTACCTTCAGTACATCCCTGCTACAGGTGTCATCGAGGCCAGAACGCGCAACAACAACGTGCAGACAATAGCTGCCAGCACCTTTCAAACTGTACTGAACACTTGGTACACCGCCAGCGTCGTGGTAGTATCGCCCACACAGGCGGTATTCACGATATTTAGCGAGGCTGGTACGCAACTTTGGCAGGAAACAATCACGACCAACATCCCAACCGCTGTCAATCGCGAGACAGGTGCGGGGGTGATCGCTACGGAATCTACGACAGACGCCGCGGCTGACATTGTACACATAGACTACTTGCAGGTTTCGATCGAGAGAAACTTAATTCGATAAAACATGCCTGACATCAAGACAGTCATACAGCGGTACAATACCTTCCTGCGCATCCTGCCGGACATCGTAGCAGATGAGATCATGGGCTTTGTCTTGGACAACTATGAGAAGGCGGCCTTTGATGGGCAGGCTTGGGCCCCGCGCAAGGATGGGGATACGAGCCGCGCGCTGCTGGTGAAGACAGGCCGTGGCCGTCGCTCTATTCGCGTATTGCGCAAAACACGTAACGTGGTAAGCGTAGGGACAGACCTGGACTACATGATCGCCCACAATGATGGCGCAGAGATCACCCGCGTGATCACGCCAAGGATGCGCCGCTTCTTCTGGGCCATGCACTACCTGTACGAAGCCAATCCCGACGGATCGCTGAAGGTATCGGAGGAAGATGTGAAGTGGAAGTGGCTGGCGCTGAAGAAAGGGCCGATCACTTTCAAGATGCCGCAGCGCCAGTTTATCGGACCATCGCCCGTGCTCGATGCCAGGATAGCGGAAGGCATCACTGAGGAACTCAAAAAAGTATTCACTTAACAGCCGTTACACATGAGCTACGCAAGTATTTTAGAGTTGATCCAAGACCGCCTGATGGGCGAGGATTCGGCAGACTACTACACCGAAAAGGAGATCACCGCACCCGCTGCGGTCATTCCATGGGAAAACAACCCGACCCAATGGGACGAAGCCAACTATCCCCAGCCACCGCGGCCCTATGTGGCGGTGGACTTTGCGGATCTGCCGCTCGATGCCAGGGATGGACAGCAGACCGGCACCATCGAAATTGGGATCAAGGTCGTGGTCGACAACTTCTACCAGGGAAGGGACGACAGCGCAGATCTGAATGCCTACAAGGATGCGCTTGGCTATGCCGACCATATCGATGCACTGCTGCACCACTACGAGGGTATCCAAATCGTAGGCTACGAAAAGCCCCTATTTGCGCGCAACCTGATCGTATCCACCATCCGCATCCGCTACGAGTACCGCCGCAGCCGCTCCCGGCTCCCTTGGGCAGCACCACCGCCACCACCAGACCCTGAGCCATAAAAAAAAGCCCCGATCCCTCGGGGCTTTCTTGTCTCTTGCCTCTTGCTTCTTGTCTCTCACCTCGTCCTTCGTACTTCCTTTATCTCCCCACTTCTCAATCCCTTCTCGATATCGACCAGGTACAATCGCCCTTGGAACTCCACGAGCGCAAAGAGCTGATCGGCGGCCTTGCTGTAGCGGATCTCTGTCACGGTCAGCGTCGCGAAGTCCGCCGCTGGAGGTGTAAGCATACTTGTAGGTGCCGTCAAAGTTGCTGCCCTGGTGCATCTCGATCTGCGTACCTACGCGGATCTCCGTGCCGTCGGATAGGATGATCGGCAGCTCTGAGGGCTTGCCCGCCCACTTCATCGCCGTCTGCGCCTGCACTCCCACAGCCAGCAGCAGCATGATGATCAATGTGATTCCCTTTTTCATAGTCTTATTGTACTTTTAGCTCCACTACCATGTATTCATTCCATGGCTTTTTTTCACTCAATCGATCACACTCATCCTTTGCATCAGATAGATTACGCCAAGCGGATTCGATTGTCATGTCTGTCTCGTTGGAAATCAATAAAACGATTTCCTGTTGATAAGGTTTTTTGGTTAATTCCTCGATCCTTTTCTCCAGCCACTGGGTGTATTCCTGTGTGTAGATTCTACCGTCTGGGTACAAGTCTGAATTGATCCAGCTTGAGTACCCCGTTGCTTCAAATTCTTTCTGTAGTTCTGTCATAGTCTCATATCTAATGTCTCACATCTCACATCTAAAAAGGTTTCACCACCCTCTCCCTTCTATCCCTGAGCCACTGGTTTTCCAGTGCCAGATCAATGAACCGCTGCAAGGATATCCCCGGATACTTTGCGCGGTAGTGGTCGAGGATCTTTTCCGCGATCCTGACCCGTCTGAGTACTTTTTTTGTCTTTTCCATAGTCTTTTTGTGCCGTAAAATGTGCGGTTAGCCATATGTTACCTGCCATGCCATAAGACAGACAATCGTTTGTAAAGTTTTTCCAAATCACCATCATAACCAGACGGCATTCTTATTTCATCAGCCCACTTGTAAATTTCTGCCATGACAACCTCGTGAGAAGGCACGGCAGGTAACAAGTGTTTTGCGTCAGGCGGGGCGACTTGCCCTGCATCAGCATTTGTGGTTAAATCATCTGTATTCATTCTATTGAAATTTTGTTGTTAAAATCCCGCCCGAACGCAAAGCACTAGGACGTTAGCAGAAATGCCTCACATCTCCGATTTAAAATACCATCTACCACACTTCTTGCACTGTGTTTGTTCTTTGCCTTGTCTTTGCATCTTCTCTGCCCAATCATGCCAAGCTAAATAATCTAATTGCTTCGGTTTATGCTTCTTGCATGGAACTTCTGCTAACACGGGTTTTGCGTCAGCAGGGGTTTGAGTTGTTAATTCAGCTTTTTTCATTCTATTAAACTTTAGTTGTTAATTAATCTTTTGTACTTCTAAGCCCTGCCGAACGCAAAGCCCGAAAACGTTAGCAGAAATGGCTACTCCCATAAGTTCGGCTGACCATTTAAAAATTTATTCAGTTCTTTTATCTGTTTTTCGACAACAGGTAAAAGCCACTTATTATCACAAGTTCCCATTACCATACCAGCAATATGAATTTCGGCTGCCAATGTATTATTTGACAACAATACTTTTAATGCTTCCGCTTGTGTTATTTCAGCTTTTGCACTATCAATTTCTCTTTGTTTTTTGTCTTTTTCTGACCACATATTTTTTGAATTTAAAAATTATACCCTTGTAAATTGACCGCCACTTCTGCTAACAAGGGTTTGTAGCAATAGGGGCAGAAGTGCTTTAATTGAGCTGTGTACTTCTAATCAGCTTTGGTGCTTTATTCAACAGTAGTGCTATAAATCCCCTACTGCTACAAGCCCCGATACGTTACCTCCCCACCAGCAACTTGTCCCCGATGATTCGGCTCTTGCGACCATCGATCCAGATGTCTGCGGTGGTGCTGCTGTGCATGTAGACTGAGTCAATGCCGATGATGATAGACCACTCATCAAGTGATCCTGATTGCTCGTAGACCTTCAGCACGTACTTATCCCGGACGCGCTGTTCACGGGGTTTACATCCACTCACCCATAGCAGCAGCAGTGCTGCCGCTATGAAGATGATGAACTTGATAGTGATTTCTTTCCAGGTTTGTCTCATGGGGTTAGTTGTCTGGATGTTCGATGATTTCGAAGATGGTCAGGAAATCAGTGGAGAATACGTCCTTGCGTCGCCTGATCTCGACCTTGAATCCTGTCTGTACCACCTTATACCTGTCTGTAATATGGAACTGATTATGGCGCGGCATGTCTTCCATCCACCGTTTCATCATCTCCCTAAATTCCGCCGCATGGCGTATTCCCTGATACTCCACGAGTTCTTTGACCTTGGCGGATATTTCCTTTGCGTAGCGGCTTTGGCCGTCGTGTCTGATCCGATCGTATGATAGGTATGGCATATCGTTAATTGTTAAGCTCCTCTACCCGTATCCCGTGCTCTTCCATCAATCTGTTGTATTCTTGGAATACCCAGCTGATCGCATCCTCTGCGCTGACCCTGTAGCCGTCGGCTACTGCGTTTTCCACCCGGTTGTTGACATGCTTTCGCACATTGAAGGTCATCTCCCAGAGTACCATGGCCATGTCGTTGGCCTTCTCGAGCTGCCGCCGCTCCATCGCCTGGGATGGATCTTGCGTGTCTATTTCGTAAGTGATTTTCATAATGATAACTGTCTTGATTTTCTGATCTCTTCCAAAAGGTGTTTGAGGAATTTCGTAGGGTTATAATCTCCTTCCCATTTTTTGTAGGCTGATATTCGCTTTGTGATTTTCGACTCTTGCTCTTTGATTATGTCTTCTGAGAACTTCGGGTATTGATCTACCCAACCAGTCCACATACAGTCAACCGAGACAGATGCCGTTCCATCGTTGTATTCGATGATTTCTAGGTTCGCTCTTTCGTGAGCTTTAATCTCTATCCTTCGAAAAACCTGTCTCATCGCTCCTTCAAATTTTCCTCCCCAAAATCATCTACATAATCCACCACCTGCTGCTGGTGATCGCTGAGTACGGTGCCTTTGTCCTGTAGCATCCGCAGCTGCTTGCGCAGCCACTTCAAATAAGGGTCCGGTACATTGGCCATCTTCTGCCCCTTGTACTTCCCGAATGGCATCGGGCTATTGTCTGTCAGTTGTTGCATTTTTTGAAATTGGTTGATTGGTTAATAGTTAATAGTTAATGGTCGATAGTCCACAGTCTACAGTTCCTTAAACTGCTCCTCTTTTTCAAAAATATAAGATTCAAGAACGGTCAATAATTGTGTTCTTAGCATCATAAATACAGGGTCATCTTTCCTGAAATCAGTCACAATGACTTGTGCTCTGATTTGTTCTAGTGATTCTATTTTCTCCTTGATGAACTTAGCTCGAATGTATGTCCAGTGTTCCATAGTCTTGTCTCTTGTTTCTTGTGTCTCAAATCTCATATCTAACATCTCACATCTTAAAAAAGCCCCCACCGCCAGTGGCGGCAGGCGCTTGATCACAGATAAACCCAAACACGCTATGAGTACTTTTTTTTCTTGTAGCCCTTGAACATCATTTGCTTCTGCTGCTTGGCCACGTAGGCCTTGTCAGTGGTGGGACCGAATACGGTGCAGGATGGCAGGGCCATCGCGAGGATGCTGAATACCAGCAGGAATAGGATTGTCTTTTTCATGGTTTGATTTGATTAATGGTTAATGTTTCGGATAAATGTCCCCTTTGCGGTAGCTGTGACCTGCGGGGAAGTGGTGGGTCAGTGCGATCCTGTCTCCGGTGTGGGTGATCATCGTCTCGTAGACTACTGTAACGTCCGTTACGGTAACAGACACGACGACACCCGTGGCGGACACGGTCAGCGGCTTGGCGGAGCCGCAGGCCATCAGGATCGACAGGGCGAGTATCAGTGCGGTGGATCTCATTAGCTTGGATCTTGGATCATGGTATTGTTGACAAACCGCGAGAAGTCCCCAAAGGAGGCATCTGGATTCGCGTTGCTGTACTCAATCATCGAGTTGACATACATCGCCATGCACTCAACGACTATGCTGAGCTTGGCACCATCGGCCCCGCGGACGGATACGCCGTACTTCTTTTCTTCGAGCTTCAAGACCCGGAACTCCGCCAGGCTCTTTACTTTCTCCAGGGCTTTCCGCTGCGCCCTGTTGAGGATTGGTTTTTTCTTCTTTTCTGTCATCTTGTTTCTTGCTTCTAATTTTCCCATCTCCTTTGACTCAGATAAGTCTCAGGATACGCCTTGGTCAGTGTGGGATTACTGAACAGGTACCGATTGTATGTCTCGATATAGGCATAGGCGGCGGCCTGATCGTGCTGGTTCATGAGGTTCCAGAGCTTCTTGGCCCGCTCCTTATTCCCTACCTTGGCCTGGTACCGGTCCCAAAACATCGCAAACGTGACGTCGATCGGAGCAAACTGGATGCTGCACTTCTTGCCGACTACCTTGGCAAAGTTCTCGATCAAGTCACCCTCTGTGGCTGGGGCATTGACCAGGAGCCACTTGGCCTGATCGAGCCGGACATCCTCCCCGATCACCTGCACCCCTTGGATGATCTTGGTCCTCGGGTGGAACTCGAAGAATATCTGTGTCGGGTTGTTACCGATCTTTACCAGGTAGCGGATGGATGTTTTCATTTTGCTTTACAGTCTTGAGGTAGAATAGGGACGGGGCCTTGATCGCGTCGGGCTCGTCAGGATCGCGGAGAATCTTCCAGATGTGGCTCCAGCCCAAGTGGTAGTTGGCTGCCAGTACCTCCATCGTGTAGGTGTGCTCCCGTCGCTCGACCTTGCGGAGATAGTGGAATACTTCCCTGATCTCCTGATTGCGGCTGCGTAGGTGTTCTTTTTGTGCCATTGGATTGTGTGTTAGTAATTTTTTTGACTTGTGAGACGAGCTTTACCAGCTCGGAATAGGTGTATTGGTTGAGCCACTTGGGCTTGGCGTGTCCGTAGGTATTGACCCAGTCGTAGATGCGCTGCATGTCGCACTTGAAGGAGGCGCGCTCTGCGCACCAGTTGCCAAAGTGGCTGGGCTTCCAGGCCATCAGCAGGGCGATGACCTTGCGGCGCATCGCCTGCCTGCTGGCTTCCTGATCCTTGCGAGATGGATAAGCTCTCATCGCCTTAGAATCTCTTGGGTGCCAATTCGTCCAGGGTCTCCACCACTTTCTTCTTACCCAGCAGCTGTGTCATGAGTGGGTACCATTTTGCCTGCCCTGCCATCACTGGCTCGTTGCTGATCCTGATCTTGACATTGCTGTCAGGCTGCGGGAGCGTGGCGAGTATTTCCTTCGCGAGCTTGGCCGACTGGAATACGATGCTGGCGTGCGTGTCTCCGTAGCCCTTGCGGCTAGGGAATCCGTGCGGCTGCTTGGCTACAAGCCAAGACCGATCACCGTCCTTTTGCCTAGCGATGGCGATAGGTTCGCCAGCGGTGAGCCCCATTAGCTCCACCGCTGCGGGATTGAGTGTAAACATTCCCATTTTGGTGACCCTAATTGATGGATCGACTGTGCGGCCTGCTGCCTGCACGGTGCTGGGTGTGAAGATTTCCAGTTCCATAGTTTTGATTTGGTTTTAGAGTGAAGTGAAATTTAGGTTTACTTTTTGCCACTTGCCGGCTGTGTCCTTGACGCTGATCTCGTAGCCGTAGCCGCGGAGGTTGATATTGAAGGACTCTTGGAGCAGGTCGAGCCCCTCCGTCCAGCGTGGATCGTCGAAGCTGGCGCGGTGCTTAATCAGGTGGAATACCTTCGCGTATTCGAGGTCTCCCTTTTCATTCCTGGTGAGGAATCCCATAAGGATCTCGAAGAGCTTTTGGTCTCGCTTCTTGGCGGTGTCCTCCAGAAACTCCTTTAGCATGGCTACAGCCTTGGTGCCGCGCTCGTCCCAGAAGGGCTCCGTGTCCCGTGTCCTGGTGATGCGCATCATGCCGTCGGAGCTGGTGACGGAGAATCCGCCCTTGCTATTGGACCGGATGCCGCCGTACTCCGTGAGGGCTACATGCTGCTCCTCCATCATGAGGGCGATATCCTGCTTGGCGGCCTTGACCTTGTCGGAGATCTTTAGCGCGAAGTCCACGACCTTCTTGATGTTGCGGTCACGGTTGCGCTCGTAGGCTTCCTTTTCCTTTTGCTTCGCTTTGCGCTCTGCTTCCGCCTTCTTGGCCAACTGTGCCTGAAGCTGCTCGATCTGATCGGCACTCAGGCTGTCGATATTGATTGGATTTGTCATGGGTTTTTACTACTGATTTTTGTTTTAATTCTATGTTTTTCTTCTTCTGTCAATAATCCAAATTGGATCTCGTGACGGTACAATGGCCGCAGCGGAATGATGTGTCTGAATGCACGGCTGCGGTGCTTGTTGTCCGGGTGGCGCAGGTGATTGATCTGATCGATGTAGCCCTGCTTGAGTTCCCTAGTGCTGGCGCTGATACTTTTGTTCATGGATAGATTGTCTGATGGTTTGATTGATGATTTGCAGATTGACTGGTACGCGGCTGACGTGGTGGAAGTCCCTCCATACTGCCGCCAGATGCTCCTCGGAGTCCACTGCGGATCGGTAGGCACAGCCCGGAAGCTGCACCATCACCTTGCCGCTGAATGGTCCGATGTATATACTCGACTCAAATGCTTGGTCGATGGATTCCCATACGCGCTGCCACCATGCCCAGAAAGCAGGCTGAAGGGGAATGCGCTCCCGTGCGTAGGGCTCCTCTGCAAGGATCGCATCGAGCCAGCTGTACGCCGACTCAAACATGATCGCCTGCTGATCCTCAGGGCTGATGCCCGTCCAGAGTTGGATGTTTGTTTTCATCAGAATAGTGATGCTTGTGGTGATGTCCTGTTTTTTTTGGTGCCTTCGTCCCAGATGATGAAGTCCTTACCGCCGCCGAATCGTCCGCGTACCTTGGCGCGGTAGCGTGCTACATGCGCCACGATGTCCACCATGTACTCGATATCCTTGGCAAACTTGCCCGCGGCTTGCCTGCCTGCTCCCAGCAGATAAGGATGAAGCACTTGTGCGGAAACTTGGTAATAAGCTGCTTCCACTGGTGTGAAGTCAGGTTCATATAGTCCCTGCTGTCCAGGATGACAAACTTGCCGCGGTTGGTGCCGCTCAGGTACTCCACCATTTGCTTGTAGTAGTATCCTGTGCCGAGCATAAACTTCCCCTCGGGGATCTCCTGCATCTTGGCGCGAATGATCGCATCCTGGATAGACTTGCTGTCTCCTTCTTCGATGCTGTTGTAAAAGACCTTACCGAACTTGGTCAGGTACTTCGCAAACTGCATCATAAATGAGGTCTTACCGTTCTTCGGGTGGCCATAGACCAGCATCGTGAATGGATCTGATGGCTTCCCAAATGTGTCCAGCCAAGCTCCCTCAAACTCCAGCTCGCGGTACTGCTTGTTGATGATCGTGCTGATGCCTAATACCCTTGCCATTACCCTACGATTTTCTGGTGAAGGTCCTGCATGATGCCATTGAGCAGGGTGTCCTGCGGCTTGAAGCGGAAGAAAAGCTCTGTCAAGACTACTGCTTCCTCTTGTCTGAAGGGTACTTTCATCTCATCCTCCAGCACGCGTGGCTGCATGACAAAGCGGTCCTTGAGCTTCTGAAGCACGATGTTCCACACCCGCTGAAGGGCTGTGTACTGGCTGTTAGCCTGGTAGCCTGGCATGGCATCCACAAAGTCGACGATCTCCAAGTACTGGTAGCCATTAATGGTCAGGATGTAGTGTCCTTTCTTGTTTTGCTTGACCTTGCTCATAGTACTTCTTTGATTTGGTTGACCTTGTACTGGAATAGCATGCGGTTTTGGTTGTGCGAGGCTATTTCCTCCATGTTCGATGTCTCTCGGATGGCAGCACTGTAGTGCTTCACCATCTCTTCAGCCCACTTCAGCTCTGCGCTGAGCTTGTCTTCGATCTTGCGGCAGTCTTGGCGTACCAGCGAGATATCCTCTCTGATCGACGCTTTGATAGCGGCGCTGTCCGCTTTGCTTTCCTCTTCAGCCATTCTGGTGATGGCCTGCCTCTTCTTTCGGAGAGCGTCGATGTCTCGGATGAAGCGATACGAGAAAGCGCTGCGAACTCTAGCAGCATCCGCGCCTGGCGCTCCGCCATCCATTCGAGTTCCGGGGTTCTGTTGCTCTTGCTGCATGACATGCGATAGTTATATCTCCGATTCAGCTTGGCTATCCGTATCGAGAATTCTTCCAAACTTGGCATTGGCTTCTTGGATGATCCTGTGGTACAATCTGTCCTCGTCGTCGGCACCGCTGCCGAGCCTGTACACGCCCTTGATCTCGTGGATAGACTGCTTGATCGCAGTGCCGTAGATGCCGATAAATTCCTTTACCTGCTCCCTGTTGTGGATGCCGTCCTTGGCAAGTCTGCCGTGGAGCGCGTCTTCTACCGCTGACTGGTAGCCTGCCTCAAAGGCCTCGGATTCCTTCAGCTCCACCTGCTCTGGGAGCTTGGTGAAGCCTGCTTGGTTTTGTTGTTCGAGTTCTGATTTCATAGTTTGACAAGTGATTTGAGTGCTTCTTTCTTTTGGTGGTAGGGCCGCTGGATGGCGGGATTCATCAGCTCACGGTCTGGATAGAGGTCGTGCAGTAGCTCCGGTGTGGTGTTCATCGGCTTGCGGAGACAGTAGTCAATGACTTCGGTCTCTGATCTGCCGGCTCCGATAATGTAGCCGATATTGAATGCGATGAATGCAATCGCTGATACTGAGACGAGAGCAAAGAAGGCGATGAGAAGAGTTGACATAGTGGATTTGGATTGATGATTTGATTGATAATTTGAAATGTGCGAGGCTTAACGGCTGTGATTTGCCAGTTTTCTCCCCGTCCTTGCTGTACTTGAAAGCCGAGGTCTTTCAAGTCCCTGATCCTCCTGTATAGGTTCCTTTCATGGAGAGCTAAAAGAATCATGAGCTCTTTTTTCTCGTATGGTCGAGTCATTAGCATTGCTGCCAGTTTTAGCAGGACCATCATTTGCTGCGCTACAGGGTTTCTTTTAATGGCTGGCATATTCTTCGAGTTCAAAGAGTTGCTTGATGACTGTCTCGGATACTTCCTGCCCCTTGCTGATGAGGATGTCGTGGATGTCCTTGATGTACTCATTGAGTTGGGACCAGTCCTCAATATGCCTGGACAGGAGCTTGATCACACCGGCATCCTCAATGCCGTGCTCCTTGCATGCCGCGGCCACATTGTTGCGGTTGAGAGCCTTCAGCAGGATCTGATTGTTTTTGAACCTGCGCCAGATCTGCGGCATGAGTTTTTTGCCTTTGCCTGCGGCTACCTTGATCTCATTGATCAAGCCCTTGCCACAGATGATCAAGCCGATCTTGCGGTAGGTAGCATCCTCGATGTCTTTGATGACGCGCCACATGTCGGGGCTGGCACCTTCGAGTTCGTCGATGATGATGAGCGCTCCGGGCTGGATGAACTTCTCCGTGATTTGCTCCAGGTGGCGGACAGCACGCTTGCCGTCAGCGGTGATATTGAGCTGGGTCATGATCTTCTGGATGAGATCGCGGCCCTTCATCATGCTGGTAGCCTTGATGTAGATGGCCTTTTTGTTTTGCCTGGCGTAGGCTTCCAGGCTGTAGGTCTTGCCGGCTCCGCTGTCCTCGCTGTCGATGATCCCGCGGCGGTGCTTGCTCTGCGCATAGCGGCAGATGTTGTGAACGGTCTCGTAGTTCTTGTTGGCGAAGTGGATCTCCCGCTCAAACTTCAGCCCGACGGCCTCCGCCAGCTTGTAGTAGTGCTGATCGGCGATGGCAATGTCCTTATCGGAGTCCTTTTTGGCCTTGTAGGTAAGCTCACCAAGGCGAATAGCCTTGACCATTACAGGCGATACGCCTGAGAGTTCGCACAGCTTATTTTGGCTGCGGTCTGGGTTTCCCTCGATGATCCAGGCGTTGACCGCCTCGGATACCTTGGATTTCTGTTCGTTTTGCATAGTTTTGATTTGATTTGGTTACTGATTGTGTACTCGATCGGTATCAGTGCGGGACGGGGCTGGCGGGCTCCGTCCTTATACTTCCCACCGGTTTATCTTTGATTCCTTTTTCTCTATTTCTACCACCTCTTCGGTAGGTTCCTCGATATGGTACTTTGATCCATTGATCAATAGCTCTGACTGTGCGATCTTGAGCGCGTCGGTAGTTTCCTTTTGTCCAAATAGCCTTGGGTTCTTGATTGCTCCGGTGTCGATGCCTGCCGCGGTGGCCTTCATGTCAAAGAAGTCCATGCGGGAGATGCCCAGGGCCTTCTGTGTCTTCTTGATGGCTTCGTGCTCCATGATTTTCTTCATCTCGCCTTCGGTATGGTCGGCAAGTGCGGAGTGGAAGGTCTCTTTGTTGATGGCTTTGATCCACCTTCCCTCTCTGTCCGTGACGGGGCGACCGTCACGGAAGAGGAAGGCGTGGTCATAGTTCAGTGGCTCCACGCGCAGGGTGAATGAGCAACCTATATTTGCTGCATTGAACTCGGGATCTGTGACATCAAATTCGAGCATGACCTTCTTGCCCGTGACAGGGCTGATGCGCTCGATGCGGATGCCGTTGTTGGTGTACTTGTATTCTTGCGGAATGTGTACCGTCTTCATCTTGCGGGCCTTGCTGCTCTCGTCCTTGACCTGCTTGGCCTTGGACGGCTGCCAGTAGTAGGCATAGACAGATGCCGCGTCGGTGATGGTCTTTTGCCTGTCGGCTGTATCGGCCAGAGATAGCCGGTACTTTTCGATGGGAGAAAGGGCCTTATCAGGATCGACACCCTCATTCTTCCATGTCTTGTCATTGTTCCAGTTCATGACATCCTCTTGAAGCTCCACCAGGATACGCTCCTGATCGGGAAGCTGACGGCGGCGGACGAGGTCGGTAAGGTTATCTTGGTTGACCTTGTTGTCGAGCTTGGTAGACATGCCCATTGAGCCGGTGAATCCATCGCGGAAGCGCATCCAGCGTGCGAAGAAGTGCTTATTGAGCGGCTCGACCATCTTGGCCTTGGCATTGCCCACGCGGGCGGGACGGTAGACGGCTCCGATGGTCTCGATGGCTTCCTGCACAAACTGCGTTTGGTTGGCACTGGAGTTATCCGACTGGATCTCGAAGGGTACGTAGAGTTTGTCGTCTCCAGCGTAGAGTCCGGCATTTTGCGAAGCGGCACGGAGGGCATTGAGCACCTGTCCTGATGATTCGCCATTGAGCGAGACACCCACGCCCAGGATACACCAGCTGTATTCGTCGACTATGAAGTAAATATGGATTCTATTGTAGGCGCTGTCCGCATCCTGGAAGTAGCGGTGCAGTGGTGTGCCATCCATGACCCACTTGGCATTGGCATAGGATGCCGCGATGCGCTTCGTGTTGCGCTCGAATACCTTGCGATACTCGGATTCGCCATGCCTGGAAGCGTACCATACCTGCTGATTGGCTGGATCGTAGAGGAAGTTGGCAATCGTCTGCTGCGTCAGGAAGCACTTGTGATCCCAGCCTTTGGTGCCGTTGGACTGCACATACTCTTGGTGCTTCTTGGCCGCAATCTTGAGGTAGGCCATTTCGGTTTCCTCTAGGGTAAACTTGCGCGGATCTGCGTAGATCTTGATGATCGTGGCTTGGATTTCCTCCGCCTGGTTGTTGGTGCCGCGGACTTTGGAGGCGTTTTTGAGCCCGTACTTTTTGGATATCAGGGAAACAAGCGCCTCCTTATAGATATCCTCGTCACCAGGGTGTTTTACCGCCATTTTAAAGGGACTTAATCGCCGCTTAAACCTGTCTAGGTTGGTTACTTTCCAGACTGGAAGCTGTTCCCTGGTCATGATCTCCATCACTGCTTGATAGTAGCCATCCACTCCGGTGAATCCAGCCTTTCGGGCCTGTGATACCGTGACCGGTGCCGCCAGCATGAGGTAGGCAGCACATCGGGCAAAGAATCGGGCCTGCGGGAAGCTGTTGGGATTCTGTAGGTAGAATTCCATGGCTGCGGGGTCAATTTCGAGCCGTGAGGCGATGAGTTCCTGAGCGATAAGCTCCGCTTTGGGCGGGATACCCTTCTCCAAGCGTGTAGCCTCGGGGATGCTGTCGTAGTGCACCAGGCATACGCGCTTGTCGTCCGGGTCGGGGATGTTGGCGTAGGATGGCCGCGCGCCTTGGCGGTGTTCGGTTGTGACCTTACTTAGGAACTTGGAAGTCATCCCATAAGCTGACAGGTCCAGCCAAGTCATATAAAGATTGCCTTGTATGATCCTCATGCTGTTCATGATTGCTTGACTGCCCGGTCTATTTTGTCGTGGATGGCTTGTACACGCTGCTTTTGTGCCTCGATCTTGAGGACGGCGCGGTCGATCACGTCGGGATTGATCCACTTGCCCTTCAATACATCGGTGACAGCATTGCGGGTGATACCGAGTTCTTCGGCTATCTCGCCAATGGAGCCATGCGGGAGCAATCTCCTGAGTTCCATCAATCTGGCGCGGTCTACTTTTACCAAGTCCGTTTTTGTGTACATTTGAATTTATATTTGATTATTACTTTGCAATTATTGTTAGCTTTTCTAACATTTGCAAACTTTCCTAACAAAAAATTCATCTTTTTTGTCAGATTTTCTAACAATAGGGCAAATGATCGCCTTGGTCAGGAGACACAGGAACCTCACCCAGGCTGATTTATCGGCATTGACTGGTAAGTCCAGGGGAGTTATTGCTCAGATTGAAAAAGATATGGTGCGCCCGGACATGGATTTTTTAAGGGAATTTGTTAGAAATCTGAGCATTCCATTTGAAGTTCTTTACTATCCGCCGTCAGATTTTGAACACCGTCTAAAACAAGGGGATTTTGACTTCAAAAAACAGCCAAAAGAAGACGAGAAATCAGGTGAAAAGGGGGTAGTCTATTCTGAGCAAAAAAGGGGTAGTCTAAGGGGTAGTCTAATTACCAAAAAAGAAAATGAAAAGTACATAAAACCCTATGAAGTGCCCGAGTCGGACGCGCACCAGGTCGCAGAGCACCAGGAGCACTACGGAGCGCTCTCTAAGGACCTGAAAGGGGTCATGGAGGCGCAGGAGGCGCTGTTTAGGCATCTGATGGGCCTCATACGCACCATGGACAGCCGCATCAGCGATCTTGAAGCCAGAAGTAAGGAAAAACGGTAAAAAATGGCTGTTAAGCACCCGTTTAGCGGGTTTTTAGGCGTAGAATAGGGGGTTTTTAGCTACCGGTATCCATCCTATCCACACACAGCCGCAGAAAGGATGTACCTGGCATAGGTTGATTTGTGTTTTATGTACATTTGATTTTTTTGTACCTTTCACCCACTTACCCCGAAAATCCCGCAAAAAACGCAGGAAAAGCCATTTTCAGGCAAAAAAATCAGCAAAGAAATATGTACTAATCATTTTGGCCCCCTTAATTGCGATTTAAATAATCTTCTGAATGAATA